TTATTTATCATCAGCTATTGTGTATATGGTGTCTGTCGAGGAGTGAGACATCCTGTCACTTAAAAAGACCAACCCTACCAATGTTGCACCCATAATATGCGCTAACCAGCATGCGTAAATGGTTCCAAATAGTAGTTTTGATATAAAATGACAATTTGTTTTAAAAAAAACATCTGGAGTATTAGCATAAGAAAGAGAAAAAATACCAAATAAACAAAATACAATACTAGAAAAGGCCAAATAACCGAACAAATAGCATAGGAATTGTCTTCTGCTTACAATTTGCCCATCAATCTTTGCTGGCTCAAGATTAAATGGCTTATCAATGTTATACACGCCACCTTGAAAAGTAGCTACAGCAGCTAATCCTGTAATAAAAAATCCTGACAGGGATCCCATCAAACTGTTCATAGAGGGAACAATTCCAGATGTTCCAAAAAAATTAAGATTGGGGCAAAAACATCCAATACATATAGATATCAAACAAGAAAAACAGATTGAAAAACGATCTATTTTTCTTTTGAATGAGTGCTGAATACGTATATATGTTAGAGGGGTTGCTAATGTGTGAAGGATGGATAACATGCTTCATCCTTTCATAGAGCTACAAAAGTTCATTTTAGCACATTCGACATCAAATTAGCAAAATGCTTTACAATATTTTTGTTGCTTCCGTCATTTCAGGGGAGATATCACTAATTAGGGTGCGTTTTTGGAAAGCACTTGTTAATACGTCAGCGCAGTCTTCATTAGCTCGTGCTGTTCGCTGAGCCCCATTAGAATCTTCTATTTTAATTCGTACTTCTGGATATTCATCTCTAGAGAATTTATTCAATATTTTTTGCAAAAGATCAGAGGCTAAGGTGCCTCTTGCTGTTTGGGTAGGGCGAAACTGTACTATTCGAGCTCGTTCATAAAATCCTAAATCCGGATCAATGTCTTGTTTCTTGCGATTATCAACAAAATCAACGGCCAATAAACGAGCATTTTTCATTTGTTCGCCAATCGAAATATCGTTTGTTGTATAGCTATCTAAAACAGATTCACACTCCTGATTTTCTCCGTTGCTATCTTTATGAACAAATATACAATTCGCACGAATAATATTTTTTAAAAAACTTACTATTCTTGTTCTACTTAGCCCATCGACTTCTTCAAGCAATGCTTGAAAGAGGTCTGTTCCAGCTTTAGCTTTCCCTGAGATACACAAGTGAGCTGAAACAGCTCCGCCTTCAGTCTCAAGTTTCTCAATTTCCCTAATATTTAGCGTTTTGATGTCTGCATAACACTTTTCACCACTGTGCTTGTCCACACCTAAGAAAAGAAGTGTAAAAAAATCTTTTTCTGGAGTATACGCGATATCAGATAAAAATATTATCCAACGGCCATCATCAAATTTATTTTTTTCAATATTATCTTTTATAGAAATTAGACGCTTTAAAGCTACACTTAAGGGAAGACCTTCAGATGTTTTATGAGCGACGTGAAGCCTTAGCTCCATATGCCCTACCCAGCGTTCGTATGCAGAAGTCATAAGATAGACGGTCCATTGTAAATTCAAGGATTACCAATTTTTTATCTGTTAACAAACGCATTTATTTTTGTCGAGGCGGTGCTTGCATGGAGTTGTAAAAAACAATCAATTTCCAATTGTGATGTTAAAACATCAGCATGTAAATAGTGAAAAGTTAAATGGTAAATTTAAAATTTATCCAAGCTTTGATTTCTTCTTTGTATTCATCCGGCATCTTTTTGGCGTAACGGGTGACCATTGTGATGGTGTGCCATCCGCCATCCTCTTTCAGTTTAAGAAGGTCTCTGTGAATGCAGTAATGCCATGAGGCGAAAGTGTGTCGTAGGCAATGGGGGGTAAGGTCAGGCACAAACTGGACCTTCTGCCGATTCTCGCCTTTAGGAATCCAGACGCGGTCACGACCAGGCAGACCGGCTTTCCGGCAAGCTGTTGCCCATGCGGATTTTATCTGGCCACCGCCGGTACGACCGGTGTCATAATAAGCCTCACCAATTTCTTTGCCACGTAGAGCACCGCGAGGCTTCCGGCTTCGCACCGGGCGGAATACGCGGCCGGTGCGCCATTCAAGGCTTTCCAACGCCAACACGACAACGGGCGGCAGGTCAATGTGTCGTTCATCATCCTGCTTCTGCCAGACTACTGCACGTTTGCCGCGCAGATCCACGTCTTTCCAGTCCAGTTCAAGCGCCTCAGACATGCGGGCACCTGTACCTATCAGAAAAATCAGAAGTGGCTGGAGGTGCGGGGCCGCTGCTTCCACAAGTGCTGTGGCCTCAACTGGCCGCAGAAACTGCATGCGCACCTGCTTGACCTTGGGTCGGGCAAAGGCCGGCTTGGAACACCATCCACGGATTGCGGCAAATTCCAGCACGGCCCGGAGTGGTGTCAGGACAGCGCGAATTTTGGTGGCACCCGAGGCCTGCGCGCCTTTGGTTAGGATAGCTTTGTAGGCGTCATCCAGTTCCTGCTGCCCAATGTGATCCAACCGAGATGTACCAAAATGGAGCAGCAGTTTGCGCAGGTGGGTACGGGTGGTTTCTGCTCTTTCCTCAGCCTCAAGGTAGGCAGTTACAGCGTGGGCAAAAGTTACGACCGCGCGTTTACCATAGACCGATTGCGTCCAGAGGTCCGCCTCGCGCTTGGCGCGGTAGGCTTCGGCCTGTTCGGGGTCAGCAGTTCCAGTGCTCTCGAATACGCTATGTCCTCTGACGGTACCGCGAATGTAGAGCGCTGCACCACCTTTGCGCGTGACGACTTTGAGTGACATTCAAAACTCTCAAGCAGACGTTCATAATCTCCCTCACGGAAGACAATCTTATTTCCAAATCGGCGGTGTGTAGGGCCGCCCTCGTATTCGGGCACCTGTTGCAAGTGGGCTGTTAGCTTGGTGCGCCCCATAATCCCCTTTAATCGGGTCAAGACGTCAGCAATGGTCAAAATTTCTTCACCCATTCCAATCTCCCCATGCTAACCGCCGTTTCTTCATTCTCAATGCGCTCAACACGCCCAACAATGCTACGTATACGGTCTGCCGCAATGTTATCCCCTCAGTATCGGGCTCAAAGTTATTGCGGCCATCGAATTCTTTAGGGTCGGTCATCACACCAAACCTTCAAAAAACCAGAGCAGGGGCGTATTTAGGGCGTCTGCAAGCTGGAAGAGCACGGCGGCTTTAATAGCATCGTGCCCGGTTTCGTATTTTTGTATTTGCTGGCCGCTGCGGGCCACGCGTTTGCCAAGTTGCGGCAGGGATAATCCGCGTTCTGTGCGTTTTTGGCGCAGGCGGTGGCCTATGTGCTTGTTAAAGCGCAGCTCGTTTACGCCGTTGGGCTTGAAGGTGCCTGTGGCTTCTTCAAGATCAATTTGACGGCCATCTGCAACAACCGTGGGTTTTGGCGTAGGGTGTGTAAAACCAAGCGGCGGCAGGCCGCGTAGGCTACTACCTGCACAAACTGCGTTAGGGGTAGGGGCATGGTACGGTACCATTATGGGGCCTCTGCACACATAAGGGAGGGCAGGGTTTTTAGGTCTTGTGGCAGGTCTGCCAGCATAGGGTTGTTAATGGGCTTAACCATGGCGGCTGGCACTAAGTATGTGCGGCCTGTGCCGTCTTTTACGCGGTAGTTGTAGGGTTTGCCGGCCACATGAAATTCACGCTCTGCCACGCAAAGGGTAGGGTAGCTGAACAAAGGGTGTTTCTTGGCTTTATCAAACACAGAAACCAAGCCCTGCGCTGCACGGGACTGCACGCATAGCGCAGGAATATCTGTGCTTAGGTCTAGCTCTTGCAGCCATTGGGTGCTGCGCAGGTTACGCACCTCTTGCAGCATGGCGGCTTGGCCGGGGGTAACGCCGTAATACTTACCGCGCTCCCATGCCTCCAGCAGAGTAGTTTTCCAGCGCCGCCCGTTTAGCTGGGCAAAAGCTTTTAGGGCATCAAGCGCATTGTTGGAGAGTGGGGCTGTGGTTGTGTTCATTGTAGGCGCTCCAGTTTGTCAGCTTCTTGTCTGAAAGTTTCGGCTTCTTGCCGGTAATGGCCAGACATGCGCTGCCAACTAGCGGCACCATCTGGGTTGCTGGTTGCGGTACAGCCCTTGGCATACTCGGTTGCGCGATCTGCATTTATAAAGTGTGCATCTGCCATGGCGCGTAGCACCCCTATGCGGCGGGCGCGTTGTACGCGTAGCTGTATTGGGCAACGTAGGTCGGGTGGAAGGGCGCTCATTGTTTTCTTGGCTCCGGCCAAAATCTGGCTTCAAAGCGCAGACTGATATTTGCGGGTAGGGTGCAGGTGCCAATGTCCAAATGCTGGCGCAAAAGGGTTAGGTCTGCTTTCATTTCTGCCACTGGTGCGCGGCGCATAGTGGCAAGGGCCAAAGGCCGGCAAAGCCTATGGCATTCCGTAAGCAGCGTGCGGGCAAGGTCTGTGCTGCGTTTGTGGCCGGGTGTGCCACGGTGCAGGCCAGATTTATCTGCCACATCAAACGCTATTTGACGGATATATTCAGAGTCTTGGTACGAGATGTAGGCAGGTTCTGCCTGCTGGAGGTTTTGCGTGGTCATGCCACACCTCCCATGTGGGAGAACTGGTTGCCCAGCTCTCCCTTTTTCCTCATTCTCGCCTTGCCAAAAGACTCGAGAAAGGAAACTTTAGTGGCTAAAGCACCAGCACCACCACGCCCTTCGCCACCACCAAGGCCACCTGGGCAGATAAGAAGGCCTAGACCAAAGGGGCCTAGTTGAAAAGGGAGTGATGTGCAGCCGCCAAAACGGCTGCTGTCAGTGTGGATATGGCAAGTAGTATAAAAGCCATATCCATATACTCTTTGAGTTCTTTTATAACAGAGTTGTTGAAGTTTATATCCCTCTGGCACCTCAGGGCGAGTGCCTGCGTTACTTCCAGTTCTGTCGTACTCTGTGTATTTAGAATGTAGTCTGGAATGTCTCCCGGCACCCCCATTTTTCGTGAGCAAAAGACAGCGGCTGAAAGAAACGCTGCACCCGTGGTAAAAAGTGCTGGAAAGATAAACCAGTGCATATTCGGCTGTGTAGAACCCGCACAGAATGCTGCGGTGAGGGTTACGCTCCACCCAATGCAGGCGTTGGCCCGCGCCATGAAATTTGCGTAGGCTGTTTGTTGGGATGTAATTCGCAATTCGCCCTGCCGCAGTGCTTCTTTCGCGCACCAAAGCGCCAGTCCGTCTCCCGCAGTTTGCCCAACTTCTATTGTGGGTGCATCTGAGAATTCGGGCACCATTCTTTGCTCCTGCGTCATTTTTAAAGCTTCCTATGCCTTGCACATGAATGGCCACAGCAACGGTAGCACATATATTTTTTCTATGTGGCGGTGGCGGATTAGGACGTGGCGGCGCGGGTGCTTGGGCCATAAGGTTTCTCCATCACGGGTTGTGATGGAGATAACTAAGCAAAACTAAGTATCTCGGTCAACAAAAAACTTAGCTAAACTAAGTTTCCTTTTTTATAAATGCTTTTGCCGCTGACCTAACAATCTCTAGAAAGCGCTCTTGGTGTTCAATCGGCACGGAACGAATCAAATTTAACTGTTCTAATTCAGTCTCGGTTTGAGCAAGTCGTGTTTGGTCTGGGTCATTTCCTGTCAAAAGCCACGTCATAGATACCTGCAAGACACGTTCAAGAATAGCAGCTTTCTTGGGTGTCAGGCCGGTGGAGCCAGTCTCCCATTGGCCTACCAATCCGGCTGAGACGCCTACCTTATCAGCTAATTCCGCCTGTGTAAGTTCTATTTTTGTTCTTGCGCTAGCTATGCGGCGGCCGCGCGCTCTATCAGCTTCAGTAATCTTAGCTTTAGCATTGGGTGATGGCGTGCTCATAAGTGGTATTCTCGCATAGCGTGCTTAAGGCTCCACTTAGTTTCGCTTGCAATTTACACTTAGGAAAACTAAGTATCTTTTTATGAAAGACGCTATTCTTACTGAGATCATGATGCGCCGGGGCGCTAATAAGGCCATTGCTGAGGGGTGTAACCTTAGTACGGCTGCTGTTTCGCAGTGGGTAAGGGTGCCCAAAAGGCACGTAGAAAAAGTGTCTGAGTTAATGAAGGTGCCGCCGCAAAAGTTGCGGCCTGATCTTTTTTGCGAACCCACCAACGAAGGCATTGCGGCATGATGTCTCATGATGAAAACCATGCCGCACGCAGTTTAGGCTGTCAGGTGAATGGTGTTCAGGAGAATGGGGAGGCTGCCTGCTCCGCTTCACCTTCTTACGCTTCTGAAGATGTTTGGCATCAGGTGAAGTGCCAGCGTGAGCGCGAAATGCGCTTTATGCTGAATGCGTTCTCTTGTTCGAAATGGAAGCCCAGTAAGCTGCAATTTCTGTGGAATGGGCTGAGGCGGCTTCTTTGTGTGGGAGGTCGGTAGTAATGCGCGGCTCTTCTTGTTCTACAAATTTGATGAATTCCTGTGCTTTTTTATATGCTTCGGGTGAGCAATCATTAAGAAGTACCGAAACAATAACACGTAGGTATCTGATTTCTGTTTCTAACATTTGCAGGTTATCTGCAATGCGCTGCTCCGTCATTTTCGTCATAATTCAGTTCTCTATGGTTGGTGTGATAATTGCCATGGTGAAACTGGCGGGAGGTTGCGTCAATCGTACCTCCCGCACAGGTGGCGGCTTATGAGTACGCTACCAACCGCTACCCAAGGGTTTGGGGGCTTCAAGCAAGTAACTGGCAAGGTCTGTAATGGGGGTTTGCCCATCGGGCTGCCATGCCCCGCGCAGTCTGGAAATTCGGAACCGCTGGGGTTCGATTTTATCTTCCGTAAAGCCCTCAATAAACACGAGTGTTTTGTTACGCATTGGGCCCACGGTTTGTTCCTGATAAGCCGCGTTAATGGGGGTTATAGTTACGCGCCGGAAGTTGGGTGCACGGAACTGGTAGTCTATATCCATAGTGCCAATTTTAAGCGGCTTGAGGATTGTGGTTTTGCCCTCAAACTTTACGCTTTCTGGTGCTGCCAACAGGGTGCCCATAAGGTCGGTTACCTCAGCGCCTTCTGCCGTGTGGCACTCTATAATGCGGTCTGCACGGAAATTGCGCTTGGCTTGGCGCAGTTCGCAAAAGGCAGACAGGTTGTAGGGCACAATCTCACCCTCTGGGGTGTGGGCAACGGTAAAGCTGGTTACGTCTATAACGCGGGCGGTCGTGTCATCTTTGGCATCGCTATAACCAATAACCAGCCTGCAATAGATGTTCTCTCGGCCCCCGGTTGTCCAGGTAAGGGAATCACCCCATGCGCCGCCGGTGTAGCGGCCCAAGGGCACGTTACTTTTGCTTTTTACGGCCTTTTTGCTGGTACCGCTGGCCGGTTTTGCTTTTTCCATATAGCGGCCAATGGCCCCCAGTATGGCAAGAGCAATGCCGCCCCAGATAGCCACTTTCATGCGGTTATCTTCGGCAATAGGCAGGTAACCGGTGCCGAAATACAGCAGGATAATCAGACCTGCTGCGCCCAAAATGAAATTCATAAAATGCCCCTGCTGCAATGTGTATTCACACATGAATACACGCGCGGTGGCGTTAGAGAAATGGTACACTGAGCATGACAGTTCCGTATTCAGCCCAGTTTCTGGCAGCCATAAAAACCGCCACTAAAACAGCCGTGCAGGTGGTAGGAGACTTTAGGGCAGCCGCAAGCTTTACCCGCGTGCAAGAAACACAACTGCACGCCTACACCAACCGCAACCAGCCCAGTGTTGTGCCTATGGACGTGGCCATAGACCTAGACCACTGCGCAGAAAAGCCAATCCATTTACTAGAAATGGCGCATGCGCTTGGGTATGTGGTGCTGCCCAGCCATATTGGCCCCGGTGACTTTGGAAAGGATATGGGGGAGTTTGCTTTATCCTCCGGCGATATTTTGGCAACTGCCGTACGCGTGCTGGAAGATGGCCGCATAGACCCGGCAGAAGCGCACGAGATTGGCCCCAAGCTTATGCAGGGCAAGCACATTTTAGAGCGTGCTTTGGCCACTATTCATAAAGTGCAAACAGATAACAAACCCTACGTGGTCAGCGGTAGAGAGGTGGGGTGATGCTAGAACAGCCAGCCCTCTTTACCCTGCAAGATGTGTTTGCCTTGCTAAATGCAGGCATTGCACAGGCTGGGGCAATAATGCGTTTGCCCGCCAGCATGGCGTGCATAAAACCACGGTTTCAAACTGGGCGAATACAAACCGGCACGTAAGCGATGCCTTGCTTGATATTCTCGACCTTGAACGTGTGACCCTGTACCGGCCCAAGAAAGCCCTGCAAAACGGGCAGGGGGCGCACAATGGCTAGACCATTTATACGGCCCACCATAGCCACGTTTAACCGTGATGCCGTACCAATGGCCAAAGCCGTGCGCTCTACAGCACCAGAGGTGCGTGGCGTGTACGAAAACCTTATGGAAGCACTGCAAGAATTACGGTCTTGCGTGTTTCTGTGCGGCCAGCGTGTGCTAAGTGATGAAGAAATAGCCCAGCAAGCCTGCCTGCACCCAGTAGCACTGGCCCAAACGCTACCCCAAATAATAGAGCGCGGCCTGTTTGCGCGGGACGATACCGGGGCGCTGTTTAGCACATTGCTTTATGACCGCCTGTTGCGGCGAGAAGAGCGCGAAGCCCGCAAGGCAGTAGCAGACCAACACTGGCACGCCGTGCAACAAACTGGTGACGTGCCACCGGGTTTAACCCGCAAGCAAATTACAGCGCGTGAAAATGGCCGTAAGGGTGGTGCACCACGCAAGGGTGAAACTACTGAGCAACGTGACGCCCGCCGCGCGCGTGAGCTGGCAGCAGAACAGGCACAGCGCAAAATGCCATTGGTAGGTGTTGTTGGCGGTACGCAGGCCCAGAGCAATAACCCAAACCAAAAACCCAATTCGGTTTCGGTTATTGAAAATTCGGTTATTTCGGTTCCCATAGATCTAGAATTAGAGAGTGATATTAATATTCCTTCTAGTTCTAACTCTGCTGATGAACCGAATAACCCAGCAACCGAAAAAGTAGACTACACCGATGCCCAGGCAAAAGAGCTAGCCGCCCGCATTCTGGCAGCCTCCGGGCTAGGTGATGACCAGGTAGGTTATGCCATTTCGTTTTCCAAGCAATATTTGGGCCGGGGCGTTTGCCCTAACCTGATTGTAAGGGCAGTAGCCGCCCATAAACAGAAAATGGCTGATAATGGCGAGTTTCCGCGCCATGTAGGGGTGTTTAAAGGCCCAATAGAACGCGCCATAGCGGGTGAGGAAGTGGTGCAGTTTGTAACAGAGGCTGAGCCTATAGTGGCGCTCGTGCAGGAGTGGCAGCGTGAGGCGCAGGACGCTTACGCTAGGTCAAGCACCGTATTTGCAGCAGAAATGAGTGCCTGCCGTGACTTTGGCCGCCTACAGCGCGACTGGCCAGAAATTGCAGCACAACATGGCCTGCCACCAGTAGAGCGCACGCTGGCAGCCTATGAGGCGTATTTTAAACCCGAGAGTGAGCAGGTAGCGGCATGAGGCAAGATGATAAGCAGACGTTTATTCTTATAGCTCAGACAGCAGTAGGTGGCATTTTAGTGAATATCAGCACGCTTGTGCTTGCAGTTTTGACGATAGGAGTAGGCACGCTCTTTCATAGCAGCGCTATGGAATGGACAGGTGCTGCTATGTTTTGGATTATTCTGCTTTCCAAAGCGGCGGCTAGAGTCAAGGCAAGAGGACAATCCTTTTATTGCCCGCAGGAATTAGCGGATCACCTGCAAAAAAAATATGGTGTGAGAGCTAGATAATGGCAGAATCACATAAATCTGGTTTTATCCAACATACACCGCAAAAAACTCTGAATATGAAAAAACTTCAGGCCGCATTGGCGGTGTTTGTAGAAAAATGGCGGGTTGCTTGTGAGCAAATTAGTGCGGCTGTAGCTCATTGGATTTTGCGGCAAGAAAATACGCCAGAACGTAGGCGGTATTTAGCCAACCTTGAATTAGAAGCGGCATTAAAACGCCGCCTTTTAGAGGCGCATAAAGCAAACAAGCCCAGAGATAACCAAGGCCGCTATACAAAACGGAGTGCTCCGCACCGTGCATGATGAAAAAATAAAGCCTCCACCAGAGATTGCAGTGCAAGGGCTTCCTCCATTGCCAGACCGTTTGGCTAAGGGAGATGTTGTTAAGGCATGGGTAGATGATGAACACAAAGTGCCCCAGAAGGTGTTTCGGTCTTCTGGGGCACTTTATACGTTGCGGAGGTCTGGTGCTATTGAGGATTGCCACGTTGCTGCGGCGGAAATGTGGGCACGTGATTATGAGACGGGGGTTTTAGGGGCGCGGGACCCGCAGGCAGGAAAGTCTGGCGCAAAATCTGACATTGAGTATGCGCTGTTATCCCGAGCGGCTGCCATAAGCCGGTGTCAAGCTGTAGAGCGTAATTTAGGTAAGGTCAGTATGCGATTTATGACAGCAATGATGGTTGGCGGACTTTCAGTCAACCAGATGGAACAGCAGATGCAAAAAGATAGGAAGAAGATTGCGGGGGCTATCGAGCTGTTGTTAGAGCAGCTGGTTGAACTTTACGATAATTTACCGGGGGGCGCGATGCGGTAGAGATATAATCACCCGTAACAGAATAACATGGTTGCGGGTGAAAAATAATGCATAAAGATTTAACTCAAAAACTCTGCTCCGTACATTCGCAAAAAGCCTTTTAATCTCTCGTAATCATAATCGCTTAGGCCATTATTTAATAAAATTGAAAACCGCCTGGTTCCGTTATTATTCATTTTTGAATTTACGTCTCTAATCAACAATGTCAGGCTTTCATCGCTTAATAAACCTAAAAGGTGGTTCATTGTCATATCTAAATCGAAATCAATTCTTTTGTATACCCAATTATTATTTTTTGTTCTTCAAGTGTTTCTTTATTTCTATTTTTTTGTTTGATATTTTCAATAATTAGCGATTTAAGATCTGAAATTTCTTTTACAAGAATTTGCTCTGCTGGAACTTTTATAGTGGAAGGCGTTGCAACTTCAAATTGATAACTGTCAGCAAAAGACTTATATTTCCCTGATCTATATGCTTTTGCTACGAAAGATATTCTTTCAGACAATTTTTCTATAAATGTATTGATTTCATTATACTCAAGATTCTTTGGATAAAGAATATATTCTATTGAGGCAATGTCGAAAGGTGGTTTTCTTTCACCATCTGTTACTAGAATTGTAGGTTTTTTAGTGGATAACCTTAATCCTGCTTCAAGCATGACATTTGAATTTAGGTTACTCAGGTCGCAAATAATAACTTCATTTTCATAAATATTTTTTAGTATTTTTGATTGGATTATAGCTACGTCAGGATTATCCCAAACAACGTTTGGAGAGAACCCAGCATTCGTTACAGCTTTTTCTAATATTTTTCTGACTCTTGTCCAATGTGTAGCAGAGTAATCGTCAGACATGGGAGCAATGGGCATGACAATGCCACACACATTGCTTTCAGCCTGATCAACGGCTGTTTCAGTTTTTGTAGAAGGTTTTGATTTCGGTTCGTCTGTCACTATCGTAAATCCATAATTGAAATTTTTTTTGACTTTAGACTGCTATGGGAAAATATTACATAGCCCCGTTTTAAATAACTTGCTTGGCCCAAGTTAATCAGATAGTTTATCAAAATCTCCAAAGTCGTGTGTCCAACTGGGCCCACGGCTTTTTTATGTCTAGGGGCATGTAATGGGTGCAAGGCAGGTTTTCTGCCGTGGTACCATTGCTCTTTGCGGTAAAAAGCCAGTTCTTGTGCTGCGCCTGTGTGACGCGGGCGGCGCTGTGGTTGTGCGCCTTGTAGGCGACAAGCCACCTTACCATAGGTCAGATATTCATTTAGGCGCGGGCGCAGTTTTATTGCGCAATCAGGTTGCGCGTGCGAGCAGTGTTGCCAGTGTTCCGCAATCTCGTTTGCGGGGCATTAGCGGCTGCCTGTTGCGCGTGCCAGAAGCTACCGTGTTGAAAGTGGAATCTGCCAGTAAGGTGGAAGCCCAGCGCCAGCGTGAAGAATTGTTCCCGCAGGGAGTGGTGCGTTCAACATGGCGCGGCCCCAAACTGGGGAGTTGCGGGCGTAAAATTGGCGGTGCGCCGTCTGATTAAAACCGCAACAATAACCTGTAGTTATCTGGCACCCCCATGTGGGGCATATGCAAGATAACCCGCAGGAACACCCCAAAACCCGCAAGATAATTGCTGTTATCTTGCGGTTTTTAAGGGGTGAAAAACAGCCAATAAATTAGGCTTATCAAATGGTTAGCGGAGATACTGACGGAATGGCCGCTAAGGCCCCGTCAAAAAGTAGCATTTCTCCGGCTGATAAAATGCTGGTCAAAACATGGCTGCACAGCAAGTCAGCCAACACGCGGCGGGCGTATGAACGCCACGCTTTTGCGATGCTGAATTTTGTAGGGAAGCCGCTCACTGATGTGACGCTGGCAGACCTGCAAGCATGGTCGGACAGTTTGAATGGCGCCAGCTCATCGCGCCGCTTGGCGTTGGCAACGGTTAAATCTCTGATTGGCTACGGCACAGAGATGGAAATTTTACCGCGCAACGTGGGGCAGGCCATCAAACTAGACCGAGAGCGCGACAGCCTGCACGAGCGAATACTTTCGCAACAGCAGGTTGTTGCGCTCATTGAAAATGAGTCAGACGCCCGCCGCAAGGCGTTGTTGCGCGTGCTGTACGTGATGGGCCTGCGCATTTCTGAGCTTTGCGGCTTGAAATGGCGGGACATAACGCGGCGCAAGCAGGGTGGGGTGGCAACCGTTTTCGGCAAAGGGGCCAAGACACGCCACGTTGAAGTGCCCGCCAAACTTTTTAAAGAGCTTGTGGCCTTGCGTGATGAAACTGGCCCAGATGCGCCGGTTGTTCCTGGCTACGATGGCGGCCCGCTCTCACGTGATGCCGCGCACCGCGTGGTGAAGCGGGCCGGGAAGCGTGTTGGGTTGCCAGAGGCATTTTCAGCGCACTGGCTCCGGCATGCCCATGTTTCACACGCGCTCGACCGGGGCGCGCCAGTTCATGTGGTGCAGAAATCTGCGGGGCATTCCTCGCTGGCAACCACGACACGATACAGCCATGTGCAGGACGGAGACGGTGCAGGGAAATACCTGGACTGACACCGCCAGTTGCCGTGGCCTGCAACTTTGGTGAGAAAAATGGTTCAGAAAAAACGTTTCCAGTACCGCGCTAAAAACCCGCAAGCGGCGTTTTGGGTGCAGACCCGTGACTATTACCGCAAATTCCGCTCGCAAACGCGCCTCGCAGGGCTGAAAGTTTGGGCGCGTGAACGGGAAGAATACTGCACAGGCATGTTAGCAAGCGCACATTCTGAGGTGGCAGCATGAGCATTCCAGAAGGTTACATGCAAGATGCCGCTGGGCGTTTGGTGCTTATTGAGCATGTAAAGCCTGAGCATTTGCTTGAAGATGAGCTGGTTAAATCTCTCGCCAAAGAGGCGGAGGAGCTTAATGCTGCGCTGCTTAAGTTTCGCTCAAAATGCTTCATTGAAGCGCGGGCATTTCTTGATGTTATCCACGAAAAATATGACGTTAAGCGTGGCGGCGAGAAGGGTAATTTCCAGCTAAAGTCCTATGACGGCAGCTTGAGGCTGCTCGTTTCCATTAATGGCTTGCAGACTTTCGGCCCAGAACTGCAAGCCGCTAAAGAATTGGTGGATAGCTGTCTTAAGCGGTGGAGCAACGGGGCTAACAAAAACCTGAGCGCCATTGTCAATGATGCATTTGATGTGGGCAAAGAAGGTAAGCTTCGCAAAGACAAGATTTTTGGCCTGATGCGCCTGAATATTGAAGATGACGAATGGCAGCGTGCCATGCAGGCCATTAGCGACAGCATTCGTGTTGATACCACGCGGGAATATGTGCGTTTCCACAAGCGTGCCACGGTAGATGGCAAGTGGGAGCAGGTGCCGCTGGATATGGCTAAGGTGTGATGAATGGGGAAAAGGAATATCCCCATATCGTCTGATGATGAGAGCGTAATCTTAGCACTGCGTGCAAAAGGTTTTTCGTACCGTGAAATTAGCCAGAATGTTGGCCGGTGTTTTGAGACCGTTCGACAAGTCTGGTTGCGCCATAACCAAAGCATAAACGCTCAGGCAGACGCCCAAAGCGAAGAGCTTGATGATGATCAGGACATAACGGGCGCACGCATCTGCCTACCACCGGGACACCCCGTTGTTATGCGGGGCTTTGGAGAGGGCTGGAACATAGGCAGCCAAAGTAGAGTAAGTTAAATGGCGAATGCCAGTATCAAGATAGATACCAGAGCCGTACAGAAGCAGCTTTCTGATATGGCTAAGCAGATACCTTTTGCGACTGCTACCGCGCTTAATAGCGTTGCATTTGATGTGATGCGTAAAGAAAACGATAGTATGTCGGAGATTTTCGATAACCCAAGGCCTTTTACGCAACGGGCTACACAGGTTGAGAAGAAGGCCAGCAAGACCAATTTAACGGCTGTTGTTTCTATTCGTCCATCGCAAGAGAAATACTTGTTACCTTATGAAGAGGGAGGCAAGCACCGATCTGATTGGAAGTTGGGAAATCTGCTTGTTCCAGTTGATGGGCCAGTAGATCAGTATGGCCAGATATCCAAAGGAATGCTGAAGCGCGTCCTTGATCGTCCTGATGTCTTCAAAGGAACGATTAATGGGATCAAAGGTATTTGGCAGAGGCCGGCAAGAGGAGTGCAAAGGAATGGCAACAGAGGCACAAAAGGTCGGTTGCAAAACCTTGGTGGCAAGAAGACGGGTTTGAAGCTTCTTTACGTATGGCGCGATAATAAGTCTGTAGGTAAGTCATTAGACTTCGTGGGACGCGCTAGAAGCACGATTGATGCTCTAGGTCCAAAAGCCATAGACGCAGCAATTCAAAAGGCGATCCGCACGGCACGGTGACCGGGTAGGGGGGTCCCCCCCCCTCTTTGGGTCCTTCCTGGGGGGTGCCCCATGCACGGGTATTGCGCCAGCTCGTTTGATCCCTAGCTAAAGGATTTTTTTTTAGGGTGCAGTTGCAGGTGGCAGTTTAGGCATGAGCAGCGACACAATCACTCAGAGTGAGGCTGCACGCCGCGCAGGGGTTAGCCGTACAACCATTCAAAAACATCTGGCGTCTGGGAGAATTATTGCCGACGGTAGCCGTGTGAATTTGGTGTCGTTCAATGAATGGTTAGAGACCCGAGACGATGCGCAGCAGGGGGTGCAACCTGATGTGCAACCCCCGCTGCACCCAAGGGTGCAGCCCGCACCCACGGTTGCACCGGAACCAGCGCAGGACGCCAACTGCGCGAGCACTCAGAATAACCAGCCGCAGCTCATGCCATTTAACGTGGCCCGTACACTTGAGCAGAACGCCAAAGCCCGCCTTAAGCAATTAGAGTTTGATGAGCGCTCAAAAGAGGTGGTGGAAGTTGCTTTGGTAGCAGCCGCCATTGGCAAAGAATACGCCGCCGTACGCCGCAAGCTGCTTGCCCTGCCAGCAGAACATGCCCCTTCAATTCACCGCTGCAAAACAGTTGCAGACGTGCAGGAGAGACTAAGGGTGCTCATTACACGCGCCCTGGAAGAACTAACCGCAGATGGAGGCTCTACGCTACCCAAAGGGGTATGAGAATTTCATAGCGGCCCTGGCCGCACAACGGCTGGCCAACCTCAAACCACCCCCCAGATTAAGCCTTAGCGAGTGGGCAGCAGAATACGCAGTTCTCTCGGCAGAGACGAGCGCGCAAACTGGTAAATTTGAGGCATTCGCGTACCAGATCGGGATTATGGACGCCTTCACAGACCCAACTGTGGAGAAAATTTCGGTCATGAAGTCAGCCCGCGTGGGCTACACCAAAATTCTTGACCACGCGATTGGCTACTACCTTCACCAAGACCCATCACCAATTCTAATGGTGCAGCCGCGTGAAGGCGATGCGGAAAGCTACAGCAAGTCTGAAATTGCGCCCATGCTGCGTGATACCCCGGTGCTTGCTGAACTAACTGGAGACCCAAAGGCCAAGAGCAGCGAGAACACACTGCTCAAAAAGACCCTGCTCAACGGTTCGTCTCTCACACTTGTGGGGGCAAATAGCCCCGGTGGCTTCCGGCGTATCACGGTACGCATTGTGCTGTTTGATGAGGTGGACGGCTACCCAGTAGGCGGTGCGGGTTCAGAAGGTGACCAAATTGCTCTTGGCTCCAAACGGGCTGAGACGTTTTGGAACCGTCTTGTTGCCTTGGGGTCAACACCTACAGTTGCGGGCATTAGCCGTATTGAACGCTCTTTCGATCAGGGCGATGGCCGTTATTACCATGTACCGTGCCCACATTGCCATGAATTGCAGCCGTTAGAATGGGGCGGCCCAGACACACCATACGGTATTAAGTGGGATAAGGACGAAAACGGCAACCACCTACCAGAAACAGCCCACTATGTGTGCAAGCACTGTGGCTGCGTGATTGATGAGTCCGAGAAACCGGACATGGTGGAAAAAGGCAAATGGATAGCATCTCGCCCCTTCAAAGGGCATGCCTCCTTCCACATCTGGGCTGGCTATTCTCTGTTTCCCAATGCGGCATGGTCAAAACTGGTGGCAGAGTGGTTGCAGGTCAAAGACAAACCACTAGAGCGCCAGACCTTCATTAACACGGCTCTTGGCCTACCCTACGAAGACCGAGGTGATGGCGCGTTGAATGAGCGCACCCTTGTGGCCCGTGTGGAAACATGGCCTGGTGAAGTACCATCTGGCGTGGCCATCGTCACTGTCGGGGGTGACGTTCAAGATGACCGTGTAGAACTGGAATTTGTCGGGTGGGGCCGCAATGAAGAACGCTGGTCTATCGCGCACATTGTCATTGAGGGTGATCCAGACGGGCCAGAACTCTGGGCGCAGGTTGATGAAGCTCTAAAGCGCACATGGTTTAGGGCAGATGGTAGGCCCTTTAGCGTTATGGCTGCTTGTATAGATTCCGGCGGCCATCATACGCAAAAGGTCTATGAGTTCTGCCGTGCCCGCCTAGGGCGCAAGATATGGGCAGTAAAGGGGGAGTCTGCCCGTGGTGGCGCGCGCTCTCCCGTGTGGCCAACCAAGCGGCCTACATCACGCAATAAGGCCAGTTTCCGGCCCATTATCATTGGGGTTAATGCGGCTAAAGACGTTATCCGCAGCCGCCTGCACCTACCAGTGCCAGAGCCAGATGAACCCTCACCAGGGTACATGCACTTTCCCGCAGATCGGGACATTAACTACTTCGCCCAACTACTGGCAGAACGCTCTGTAAGAAAGAGCAAAAGTGGCCAAATCTACCGCGTGTGGGAACAAATACCGGGCAGGGCAAACGAAGCATTAGACCTAGCAGTCTACAGCTACGCGGCCCTATGCGGCCTTATTTACCGGGGCCTGTCTTTAAACAAACGCGCAGACCAGATGGAGCAGGAAAAGGCCAGTGGCCAAATACCCTATGCACCAAAAGCTACTACTCCTCAGGTTGAGGCTACCCCAGAGCCAATACCAGAGCCTCAAACACAACGCCGGCAACGCCGCATAGCGGCTCCCCAAACACCAGAGGCCCCCAAGGCTTCTGGCTCCCGCCGGTCTCGCTGGAACTACTAATGGCTAAATCTATATTCCCCGTACCAAGGGGCACCTACGCGGGCATGACAGAGGCACAGGTTACCCAAGCCCGCAATGCGGCGCAGCAGGCCCTGTTGTCCCTGCTCAACGGCACACGCCCTATGTCGGCTGGTTACAACCAGGGTGATGGTGGGCGCAACGTCACATTTGCCGGTGCCTCTGAGGCCCAACTTCGTAACAACTTGCGTGAGCTGAATGCCCTACTGGGTGTCAGCACATCACGCCGCGCTATCAGGATACGCTACCGTTGAAAAAACCCGGTCTCCTACGCCGCGCATGGAAAAGCCTAAGCGGCGCAGAGGCCGGGCAGGGTGCGCGTGCCTCACTCCCCATGACCTTGCCCGGTAATTGGTTGGGCGGCATGGGCGGCATGTTCGCCTATGATGGCGCAGACATGCTGAGCAATGAGAGTTCAGAATGGAACCCCATTCTGCGCTCACCAGATGCCGAGATTAACCTTGATCGTGACCGTATGGTTGCGCGTGCGCGTGACCTCTACCGTAACGATGGCTGGGCACGCGGCAGTATCAACCGCATCACAGATAACGTCATTGGCTCCCAGTTCCGGCTGGTTGCTAAGCCAGACTACCGTGCTCTGGCTTGGCGGTACGGCAAAGGGTTTGACCCCGTCTGGCTGCGTGAGTTCCGGCAGGCGGTAGAAGCAGAATACCGCATGTGGTCAGAAAACCCGTTGCTGTTCTGCGATGCCGCACAGAAGCTGACAGTAACCCAGCTTTTCCGTCTGGCGTTCATGCACCAGATGAAAGACGGTGAGGCATTGGGCGTTATGCGCTGGATGCCCGAGCGCAAAGAACAAGGGGCAGATTACGCCACAGCGCTGCAACTCATTCACCCAGACCGTCTCTCAAACCCCTACCAGCAAATGGACACGCACAGCCTACGTGGCGGGGTAGAGATAGACGATAACGGGGCGCACATTGCCTACCATATCCGGCAGGCGCACCAGTTCGACTATTTCGATGCCGCAGAGAGCATGATCTGGGATCGTATCCCGCGCTTTACGCCATGGGGCCGCTCCATAGTCGTACATTCGTTTGATTACGACGATGCCGGGCAGCACCGTGGGCTTAGCGTGTTTACGCCAATTCTCAACAGGTTCCGTATGCTGGGTCGGTACGACCAGGCAGAGCTGCAACAGGCCTTGGTGCAAACCATTTTCGCCACCTTCGTGCAAAGCCCTTACGACCCTGAAGACGTGCGGGCAGGCATGGAAGATGGAGAACTGACCGAATACCAAAACCTACGTGAGGGCTGGCATAGAGATAACCCCCTTACTATCGGTGGGGTAAGGGTACCCGTCATGCCACCGGGCGAGGAAGTAAAAACTGTTTCCTCTACCCGGCCCAACAGTGGTTTTGATGCATTCCAGAGCACTTTCCACCGCAACTTTGCCGCAGCTATCGGTACATCAGCCGAGCAGCTCAGCATGGATTACAGCAAGACAAACTACAGCTCTTCTCGCTCTTCCATGCTCGAAATTTGGAAGACCATGAACAGGCGGCGGACTGATTTTGCAGTCAGTTTCGCAAACCCGGTTTACTGCTCAATTCTGGAAGAAATGTTCGACCAGAACCGCCTGCCACTGCCCAACAATGCCCCAGATTTTCTGGAAGCCCGCGCAGCGTACAGCCGGTGCCATTGGATAGGGCCGGGCCGTGGTTGGGTTGACCCCGTATCTGAGCGGCAAGGGGCTGTGCTGGGGTTAGATGCAGGCTTTGGAACGCTTGAGCGCGAATGTGCCGAGCAGGGCCTTGATTACGAAGAAGTGCTCGATCAGCGCCATACCGAACGCATGATGATGAAAGAGCGCGGGCTGCCATACCCACAATGGGCAATGGGCGCACCAGTTAACCAGACAACACAAACGCCGGATCCTGAATGAGCCGTCTCCCGCACCTTGCGCAACGCATGTTCAATACCCCCATTGCCATACACCCTCAAAAAGCCGAGATCGTTGTGGCAGCTTTGGCAGACCGGCTCGGCATTGCCCATATGTTCCGAGATGGCCACTCTATCGCCATGGGGCCGGGCATGATTGCCCTAGATGAAGCTGACCGCGCGGCCGACAAAGCCTACGACGTAGTAGGAGGCATTGCGGTCATTCCCATTCGGGGCACGCTCGTGCAAAAGCTAAATAGCCTACGGCCCTTTTCAGGCATGACCGGCTATGACGGCATACGCCTTAATTTTCTTGATGCCCTGAATGATAAGTCCGTTAAGGCCATCGTTCTGGACATTGATAGCCCAGGCGGTGAGGTGGCTGGCTGTTTTGACCTTGTAGACCTAATCTATCAGGCCAGAGGGCAAAAACCCATTCATGCCATTCTAGACGAAAACGCCTTTAGTGCCGCCTACGCCCTTGCCTCTGCGGCAGACCGCATAACGGTACCACGCACTGGGGGCACCGGCTCTATTGGCGTTATCCTCATGCATGTTGACCTCTCACAATCGCTTAGTAAAGCGGGGGTTGTCGTCACCATGGTGCGGTATGGCGCTTACAAAGCAGAAGGCTCCGAATATGAGAGCCTTTCTGAAGGCGCACTGGCTCGTATCCAAGCCGATATAGACCAGATGGGCGCACTCTTCTGCCAAACCGTGGCCCGCAACCGGGGCCTTAAAACCTCAGCCGTAAAAGGGTTTGAGGCCCGTACCTACATGGGGGCTGCTGGGGTTTCTGCTGGCTTGGCAGACCAAGTGTGCGCACCAGATGCCGCATTCGCAAACCTTCTTAATTCTCTCTGACCCCACCTTGCATTCGTGCTCGGCTGTTCAAGGAAATTTATAAATGGCGAAATCCCGCCTTAAACACGCTCTGTCTTTTTCCCACCTCATTGGTGGCGCTTCCGCAGGCCGCTCTGCCCGCCGCGCAGAAGATGATGACCAGGACAACAATACCCCACCCGGTGCTGATGATGGTGATGAAGACAATACCAACACACCATCTGGCCGCCGCCGCGCACGTGGCGGTGATGATGAGACGAACCCAGACGATGATGATACCGGCAGCACCCCATCAGGCCGCCGTGCGCGGGGTGAAGATGATGACGATGATAAGGGAGATGACAACACAAACACGCCTTCAAGCCGCCGCCGTGCCCGTAGCGATGATAGCAGCGCAAACGAAGAGAGCGATGATGAAGACGACGAAGACGATAACGCAGACCCCAAAGCCAAAGCTGCCCGCAAGCGCGAGCGTGCCCGTTGTGCTGCCATCTTTGCAACCAAAGCAGCAGCCACCCGGCCTGACCTTGCGGCCCACCTTGCCTTTAATACGTCTCTTCCCCGCTCAGAAGCTAAGGCTCTTCTAAGGGCATCAGCTCAAGGCTCAACTCAGCGTGGTGGGGTTTTGGCAGATGCTATGGCCCAGTTTGGGCAGCAGCGTGTCAGCGCAGGTGCCCCCGGCGTTTCCCGTCAAGCCAGCATCAATGCCAGTTGGGACGAAGCGCACCGGAAAGCTGGCATCCTTCGCAAGTAATTTTTTAATACTTTAGAAATGGAAAGACGACCCACATGGTCAGTCCTGTTCTAAACGAACATTTTTACACCGGCGCGTTCCTTGTCCGTGAAGCCAACGGCTATCTTTCACGCGACAAGGGCGAACTGGTGAACGAGACCTCAGCCGACGCCTCTTACGAGGGCGGCCTTGTGTTGAGCGATGCCAGCACTGTTGTAGCAGATTTTGTGGTAGGTGGCAGCAATACGGGCAATGGTACCGTTGGGGCCATCACTGTGGCCAATGGCACAACACCCTCTAACTACACCGTGCTGTTTACAGACCCCACAAACTTTACCGTATCTGCCCCAGACGGCTCTGAGCTTGGTTCTGGCACGGTGGGTACGGCCCTCACTCTTGCTGGCCTTAGCTTTACCATTACGGCAGGTAGCACCGCGTTTGTTGCGGGTGACACGTTTACTATTGTTGTCGTGCCAGGCGGCCCTAAGCAGTTTGTGCCCTACACTGGCGCCAACCCAGCCGCAGCCATTCTGTTCGACCGTGTCTATGTTGGTGCTGAAACAGCCCGGCATGTCACCGTGGTCAGCCGCATGGCAGAAGTGAACGGCAGCGAACTGTGCTGGGATCCTGCGGTTACAACCTCAGAGAACGTAGCTGCCCTACAAGCGCAGGCGCTTAACGCATTGGCTGTTGCTGGCATTGTAGCCCGCTAAAGGCTCTACGCTCTCCCTTTTCTCTCATAATTAAGCCCACCCAATTACCGGCTTCCCTACCTGGGGTTGCCGGTTTTTTGCGTGCGCTCAGGACTATCTTATGAGCATTTTAGACGTGTTCCGTAACGATGCCTTTTCGAGCATCTCACTCACCAGTGCAGTTGACCGTGTGCCGTTTCAGCCTACAGGTATTGGTGATCTTGGTTTGTTTGAAGACTTACCAATACGCACTACCGCTCTGGCCGTAGAAAGCCGCGACCAAAAACTTGTTATTATCCCGACAAGTGAACGCGGTGCGCCCCCAACCGAGCGCCAGACAGAAAAACGCAAAGCCCGGTATTTCGAAGCGCCTCGCCTTGCGCATGGTGATACGGTGTATGCAACAGAACTCCAAAACATTCGCCAGTTCGGCGAGGAGTCTGTGCTTATGCAGGTAGAAACTGAGGTTGCACGCCGCCTCTCTGGCCCAACTGGCCTTACCGCCAACATGGAATACACATGGGAGTTGCACCGCCTGGCCGCCGTGCAAGGTCTACTGCTTGATGCCGATGGCTCTGTGTTGTTCGACTGGGCAAAAGAGTTCCAAATCGACCGGCCCAAAGAAATCGGGTTCGCTCTTGATGCCCAAGACCCAGTTTTGGGGAGTCTGCGCCGCCAATGCAACGTGATTGTGCGTAACATGATGCGCCAGGCACAGGGCGCGTGGCTCCCAACAACCCGCGTTATGGCTATGTGTGGCGATGACTTTTGGGACGCCCTGATTACCCATAAAGACGTACTGACCACGTACTTTAACTGGGAAGCAGCCAAAGAACTGCGCAAGGGTACCGCGTTTGAAGCCATGGATTTTGGCGGCATTAGCTGGTTCAACTATCGTGGCTCTAACGATAACAGCACCATTGCGGTAGCGACCGACAAGGTGAAGTTCTTCCCGCAAGGCGCACCGGGCGTTTTCCAGCGTGCCCTTGCACCAGGTGAAGCCGTGCAGTGGGTCAACACACCGGGTCTGCCCATTTACATCATTCCCATTTTCGACCGTGACCGCAATTTCTGGTGGCGTATGGAGGCGTACTCCTACCCGCTACATATCTGCACACGTCCGGAAATTCTTATGTCTGGCCGCCTAGGTAAATAACCAGCCATGAGCATAGATTGGGCAAAGCTGGTGCTTGGGCCCAATCTCCAGATTTTCGGTGAAGATCCGGAGAGGGAAGGGGCCGTGCTGTGGCGCTCGGCCACCACAGGCCTATCGCAACAAGTGCCGGCCATTTTTGATGAGGGGTACAAACCCCTTGCCCCCATAGATTACCCAGATGGGCTGATGCCAGCCAACATCACCACTGGCGCACCGCATCTTGGCGTATCGTTATCTGACTTCCCACAAGACCCTCAACAGGGTGATGTTATGCAGGTGCGGGGCAAAACCTACACTATCAGGGAAGTGCAGAAAGACAGCCACGGTGGGGCAGATATTTACCTCAACGTAACAGGCCAGAGTGAATGACCCTTTATCGTGTTTTGCTTAAGCAGGCGGCACAAAAAGCCCTTCTATCGGCAAATACTTTTGCTGGCCAAAGCGTTATTGTTGACCGCAGCCTGCCTGCCACACCAGACAAACTGCCGGCAATTATTCTCACTACCCCGCGTGATAGTGCTGCAAGCTCAGGCCGTAACCCGGCAGGCTTTACGCGGGTAACAACTTTGGCTGTGCGCGGGCTTCTAACTGGCAATACGCCAGAAGAAGTTGGGAAAAAAATAGACCTGTTTGCAGAGCAAATAGAACTGGCTCTTATGCTGGATGCCGCTTTGCAGAGCATGATAACGCAGGTCACCAGCCTAGAGACCGAGACCATGCTTAACAGCCAAACAGCAGAACATACGGGCGAAGTGCGTATGATGCTTGGGCTAGAATACATGGAATATTACCCTGCCACTGGCACGCCACTAACTGAATTGGTGGGAGATGTGCAGGCAAACGGCAATGCTAACTTTGCGCACTTTCAGGTGCCGCTTACCTCCTAACTGAGGCTTACCAACAATGTTTGTAAAACCAGCTCCGGGCCGTTCTGCCCGGTGGCCCGGCACCTTGCGCCTGCTTGAAGCAGAGGGCGCAAACGTACCTGAAACAGCTTTCTGGCTCCGCTGCCTTGCGCGTGGCGATGTCGAAAAAGCTACGCCACCGGCACACCCCGCACCAACCCCTACTACCAAGCCTGACGGAGCAAGCGCATGAGCGGCAGCATTAGTGTGCCTGGCTATTCCAGCAGCAACCGTGTGCCCGGCTTCTATCTGGCCCTAGATAACACGGGGGCCAACACTGCCAGTATGGCTCGGCGCGTGCTTATTATCGGCCAAATGCTGGCGGGTGCTCCAGCTCAAGCGGGCGTACCAGAAATTTCTGGTGGGGTAACTGACGCCATTAGCAAATATGGCGCAGGCTCTCAGTGCCACATCATGCTGCGGGACTACCGCACCATTGATAGCACGGGCGAGGTATGGGTTCTGCCGTTAGCAGACGATGCCGCCGCGCAGGCAGCAACAGGCAGCATTACCCTAACTGGCCCGGCTTTAGCTGGCGGCACCTTGCCTCTCTACATTGCAGACCAACTTGTCCCGGTTGGTGTGTCTGTGGGCGACACAGCAACCGCTATTGCCGCAAATATCGTGGCAGCGGCCAAAGCCATTCCCAGCCTGCCTGTAACCCTCAGTGCGGCTGCGGGCGTTGTGACTGTTACAGCCCGCAACAAGGGGTTGTGCGGTAACGACGTTACAATGGGTGTGGCACTACTTGGCACAGCTGGTGGCCAGAGCGTGCCAACAGGTGTTACTGTGGCATTGGCACAACTAGCCGGTGGCACCCAAAACCCCACCAGCCTGCAAACAGCATTGGCCAGCTTAGGCTCTCGGGTTTATGACCTAATAGCCCACCCGTACACAGATACCGCCAGCCTAACCGCCTTTAAAAACCTGCTAGATAATAGCATTGGCCGGTGGTCACCCATGCAGCAGCTCTATGGGCACCATATTACAGCATTGCGGGCAGATTATGGGGCAGCCACCACGTTCGGGCTGGAACAAAATGACCCGCACGGCACAGTTATGCCCATTTCAGACAGCCCGGCCTCTCCCATGTCGTGGGCAGCGCAGCTTATGGCTGTTACGGCAGTTTCAATGCGCGAAAACCCAGCCCTTCCAGTACGCGGGCTGGCGCTAACGCTGCTACCGCCAACAGATGCAGGCCGCTTTGCGTTTGATGAGCGCAACAGTTTTCTGCATGATGGCCTAAGCACCTTTACGGTGAATGACAGCGGCACTGTTCTGACAGAACGCCTTGTCACCACCTATCAAGAAAATAGTGCCGGTGTGCCAGATGACAGCTATCTGGACATTGAAACCCTGCTGACAGCCCAAGTGTGTATGCAAGACATGCGTACCTATTTGGCATCGCGCTATGCCCGCACCATTTTGGTGGCAGATGGTAGTAAAATACCCGCAGGGGCGCAGGCTACCACGGCCCAGCTCATCGGGGCCTCAGCAGTTGCACGCTATCGCTGGCAATGCACCCAGCTTTGGGCACAAAACCCAGATATTTTTGCCGCAAACATTGTGTGTGAAAACGCCGGCGGCGGGCAAGTGCGGTTGCAATTACCGTATGACTTCGCAAACCAGCTTTGGGTCATTGCGGCAGATATCCGCTTTACCAAATCGTAAGGGGTAGAACGAAACAATGAGTGTTTATCGTGGCCCCCTTGCGGGGTCTGCCTCCCTCACTATAAATGGTGAGGCTTGGAACGTTGTCGGTGAACTGCAGTGGCAGCCGTCTGGCGATGTAAACGAAACCCTAAAAGGCCAAAGCACGGTTGAAGGCTTCCAGTCCATGCCGGGGCAGGGCTTTATTCAAGCCACATTGCGCGACCGGCGAGACCGCAAAGTGTCCGACTTTCAGGGCGCATCTGGGCTTGAGGTCATAGCCGTTCTGGCTAACGGCAAGGTCATTACTGCGGTTGATGGCTGGCAGGTTGAGCAAATTAACCTCAACACACAAGAGGGCACTTTCGAGCTGAAAGTGGAGAGCGCCACCGTAACGGAGGATACCGTATCGTGAGCACTAACTGCCTTTCTGATGCTGACGTACTTTCCGCCGTAGCCGAGCCAGAAGAAGCCGCAGAAAAGCCAGCCGGTGTATTCGTATTAGACAACGCACTAACCGGCAAAGACGGCAAGCACTACACAGAGCTGCGCCTGCGTGAGCCGGTCGTGTTTCATACCCTGCAAGCGGCCAAGGTGATTGGCAAACGGCCATCGCTTGAAAGCGTGTATGATAGCCAAATTGACATGGTGTGCCGTATTTCCAGCTGGCCTAAGGTCATTGTTGACCAACTGCCCAGCCGGGTGCTTGACCAAGCCATAGCCTATCTCAGCAGTTTTGAGGAAGACGCCCGGCGTGGTGAAGATGAAGAGCCGGAATGCCCAGACAGCCTCACGCTCACTTTCAGCCCCGCCATTGACGCCGTAAACCAGTCTTTTGAGGAAATGTCCCTGCACGAGCCGGTTGTGGCCCAGCGGCGTAGCTACAAAGCAACCGAGAGCAAAGGCAACTTTGCAGACTTCATACAGGCACAAATTAATCTTGTGGTGGCCGTTAGCGGCTGGCCGCTTGCTGCGGTGCTTAAAATGCCCATTAGCAAGTTCGCCAAAGCGTCCGACTACCTGACTGGTTTTTTTATTTCTGGCCGGGCAATTGGGAGCAGCTCCCCCCAGAGCTAATGTCTCATTTTTCCGGCATGAGCCTAACAGAAGCTGAGGGGCTAACCGGCACCCAGCTTCTGTTTTGGGTGGCCCAAGCCAACAGATTGACCGAGCAGCAGCGAAAGCAGGCAAAAACCAATGGCAACAGCCGTTAAAATACAGCTAAGTGCCGTAGACCGCGCCAGTGCTTTTCTGGATAAAGTCAGCGGCAAAATTGCCTCTCTGCAAGCGCCAATTCGCAATGCAAGCCGGTCTTTAGCACGCTTCGCAGCGGTTTCTGGCCTGTCTACTATGCGCAAGGGTATGGTAGATTTATCCCGCGCAACATTCGGGGCTTTTCAATCTGTTGGCCGCCTTGTGCCAGAAATGGGGGCGCTTACAGGTGCAGCTTCTATTGCTGGGGTTTATCGTCTGGCTAGTGCATGGGCGCGTGTAGGCACAAACCTGCGCACATCAGCCCGTAGCATGGGCATGAACCCCGGCAGGCTTATGGCGCTCCAAAATGCGGCCCGGCTTTCTGGTGGCTCGGCAGATGCTATGTCCGGCGCACTGAGCCAGCTTTCTACTCAGAAATGGGAGGCCGTAAACGGCTTCGCGCCAGAGGCAGCAGCACAGTTTCAGGCACTCGGCATTTCAATGGAGGAAGTTAAAAAGCTTTCTCCCGAACAGCTCTTTGGCCGCATTGCTACCAAAATACGCGGTATTAAAGACCCCGCAGCCCAAAGTATTGCGGCCCTCAAACTGTTTGGTGATGCGGGCAAAGGTTTGCTGCCCATATTCCAGCAGTCTGGCAAAGAGTTTCAAGACAACATCAAGTTGGCAGAACGCTACGGCGTCATGAACAAAAAAGGGGCAGATGCCGCAGCCCGCCTGCAAAACGCCCAAACCGATCTCACTCTGGCCGTAGAAGGCTTTGGCTATAGCATTGCCGAGGCCGTAGAGCCTGCCATTACCCCCATTGTGCAGCAAATGGCTGAGTGGATTTCTGCTAACCGGGATTGGATATCGCAAGACATTGCAGGCAAAGTTAAACAGCTTGTGCAATGGTTAAAAGATGGTGGTTGGAAAAAGATACACGATACCATCATGGATATTGGTAATAGAATTTCAGAAGTTGTGGACAAACTAGGTGGGTGGAAAAGTGCTGCAAAAGATGCTGCTATAGGCTTAATGGTTATTGGTGGGGCACCAGTACTCACCACTCTGCTTAATCTTACATCATCTCTTCTTGGCGTTGTTGGCGCCATGAAAACAATTACAGGCTTAGGCGCTGGTGTCCAAACAGCCCTAGCTATGACCGCAGGGTATTACGCCAATAAAGGGCTAAAAGCCCTAGACCCCCAAGACAAAATGGGGGCGTGGGTAGATAAGTATATTCCCGGCGCATCTTTTCTAGACAATGCAGCAAGCTATCTAGGCTTTGGCCGTTCTTATGAAGAGCAAAAAAGGGTGCAGGGTATCTTAGACCAAGCATCTGCAAGCCAAAAAAGTGCAGCCGTAGGTGCGCAAAAATTCTTCATGGGTAGTGGCTACACAGGCCAGCAAGCCGCTGGTTTGGTCGCAAACCTCATGCAGGAAAACCAAGAGTTTGACCCAGCCAAGGTGGGAGACCACGGCACCGCTTACGGCCTAGCCCAATGGCACAAAGACCGGCAAGACGACTTTAAGCGCGTTATGGGCCACGATATTCATGGCTCCAGCCGAGAAGAGCAATTGCGGTTCATGAAGTGGGAGCTTGATAACCAGAGTTATTTGGGCGGAGATGGTATTAAACATGCCAGCAACGCAGCGCAGGCTGCGGCCCTTGCTTCTGTCAATTTCTTCCGCCCGGGCTTAACGCCAAGCGACCAAATGGCAGAAATGAGAAACCGGGCCGGTATGGGGGCAGACTGGTATAGCGAATTTTCAAAAATGCCAGATAGTGCCCCGCCTGCCACTATACAACCACCAGTGGCCAAAGGTGGCAGCAATACCCTTGGTGGCACTACAGACCGCTTGCGGGTTGAAATCAGCCACGACAACGCCCCGCCGGGGTCTTCGGTAAAAGTTACGTCTGCAAGCCCCGGCATTAAAGTGGCTTCTGTCACCCAACGCGCCATGGACCCGGCAAACACAGCAATAGGGAACTAGCTATGTCTGGCGCACTCAGTGCTCTATCCCGCGTAGCCGGGCAGTATCTGCAATGCTCGTTTAGGGCTGTACCATTTGCCGTTATGGGCAGCGGGGGCGAGCACGGGCGCAAGCAGGCCGTGCACCAATACCCCTACAGAGACGGCTTGTATGTTGAAGACTTGGGCATGCGTGGCCGTGCATACCATGTGCGCGGCTTTGTAACCGGGCCAACCGCCAGCGTGCAACGAGACCTGCTTGTTAAAGCGGCAGAAACAGCCGGGGCGGGGCTTCTTATACACCCAACGCTCGGCGTTATTCGTGCTTCATGCATGAACTTTGCCTGGTCAGAGCCAGACGGCATTATGGGCCGCATTGATGTCTCTTTCGACTTTCTGGAAGAGAGCGACCTGTTGGGTGGCGTGCTTAAAATGGCGCTTGATGTCGCAGTAGCGGCTGCGGCCATTGTTGCGCAAAGCACGGCATCAAACAGCTTTATTGCCCGCATTACGTCCTCACTGGCAGTTGGGCAGCCTGTCGTGTTGGCAACGCGGGCTGTGGCGGCAGGGTGGGGTTATTATGGGCACCGTGCCTTGCATTCTCCCGTAGCCACTCAAGCGGCTATGAGCACTCTACCCGGTAATAATGGGCGCTTTGTCGCAGGCAATAACGCAGCCATAGACCCAGACGCCACGGCAAGCACAGCCTTAGTGGCGTTGGTCAGCGCTCGCACCAGCATGGAAAACGCTCTTGCAACATTAGCCCAAAGCGCAACCCCAAGCGCATTGGCAGACAATGCCCAAGCCGTGGCGGAGCTGGTGCGTACCAGCCTGCCAGACCCCGGTGCCCAAATTACAGCATTGCTGGCCATGGCCGGGTTTAGCGTGCAGCCAGATAGCACGACAGCGCCAATTGGGGCTGCTATTGCTACGGGGCAATCTGCTATGGCCGCACTCTGCCAGCACATGGCTTTAGCCTCTTTGGCGCTAGCATGTGAAAGCTGGCAGCCCACATCATCTAACGAAGCAGAAAGCCTACGCAAGCTAGTGTCGGATACGCTCGACACGGCAGCTACACAGGCAGCAGATGCTGGGCTTATAGAAACATGGCAGGCCTTACGCTCCCTACGCTCTGCCCTCACCACAGAATTGTCTGACCGCGCCAGCCAGCTACCAGAGCAGATAACCGTTACCCGCAATGAGCCTGAGCCAGCTCTGCTGCTGGTCCAACAACTCTATGCTGACGGCACACGCTCAGATGACCTAATCCGGCGCGCCAACCCCATACACCCGGCCTTCATGCCTACAAGCTTTGAGGCTCTTTCAGCGTAAACAAGGGAAAACTCAGCATGAGTGTTGTTAGCAACGCCGCCCAAGCTTTGGGTTACAGCAACGCCACAGCACTGGGGGCCACCATTGTTGTAGGTGGGTATAAAATTACAGGGTGGGAGCGCGTTTCTGTGCGTATGGGCATAGAAATAATGCCCTCTGGCGCCATGCTCGAAACCTCACAATGGCAACCGGCAATGCCAGTAGGGGTCAACCAGCCTCTTAAAATTAATGAGGGCGATGCCTGCTCAATCATGCTGGGCACAGAAACGATTTTAACAGGTTATGTGCAAACAATAACGGAAGAAATAGAGCCAGAAAGTCACCTACTGCGCATTGTGGTAACCTCTAAATCTGTTGATGTTGTTGAGTGTTCAGCTCTCTTTTCTACATACCAGATGAATAATACCACTGTGCTCGGCATTGCCCAGCAAGTGTGTAAAGAAGCCGGCATTACAGTGCGTGCAACAGGCGGGGCAGGGAGCACTAAAATTCAGCAGTTTTCGGTTATTCTGACCGAAACAGCTTATGAAGTAATTGAGCGGGCTACCCGCCTTGCCGGTTGCCTGTTTTACGACCAGCCAGACGGCTCGTTACTGCTCAGCCCTCTCGGCACAAAGCACGCTGGTACACTCACGTTAGGTCAAAATATTGAGCGGCTAAGCACTATGCGCTCAATGGCTGGCCGTTATTCAAAAGTGCAGGCTATTATTCAAAATATGGCTGTTCTTTTCACGCCGCCAGAAGATGGAGACAAACAGGCCCAGCAAATGCAGGCCCAAACAGCCCCAGTGCAGGCCAGCGCTACAGATAGCGGCGTAAAACGAAACCGCAGGCTACTTATCCCTGTTGAAAATGGCGACGCTAATTATGCTGTGGCCCGCCAACGTGTGCAGTGGGAAGTGGCCCGCCGCTTTGGCCGCTCTCAGGTTATAGAGGCTACATGCAGCACATGGCTAAACGACCAAGGAAAGCTGCTTCAGCCCAATACGCTCATAACAGTTTCCCACCCAAACGCCGGTTGGAAGCGGGATTTGCTGATAGCTGAAATAGAGTTTACGCAGGGCGAGCAAGGGACGCACGCCAATTTAATATTAATGCCCCCAGAGGCCTTCAAGCCAGAACCCTTGGTTGTGCCAATAGCGCAGAACGAAGGCGTGGCCGCAGTAACACGGAATAGCTAATGGCAAACCCCTTAACCCGCACGGCCCGCCGTTTAGCAATGGCGTTGGGTGTGGGCCGCACAACAGCCAACACAAACGAGACCAGCTCAACAGCAACAGTGCAAGTTCTGTTGCCCGGCGGTGAGCTGCTGGGGGAGGTTCCTCTTATTCAGCAAGTTGGGTTTCATAGTCGCCCATTACCCGGTTCAGATGTTGTGGTGCAGTCTCAGGCTGGAGACCGGCAGCGCAGCGTTGCCGTTGCTACAGGTGACCAACGCGCTTACCCCAAAGACCTGCAACCCGGAGATGCCTGCTTGTACCATGCAAAAACAGGCGCAAGGGTATGGTTAAAAGCAGATGGCAGTATAGCCGTTTCAACACCCGGCCCATTGCATTTTAGCGCGCTAGAAGCTGTGTTTGACTGCCCTATTACCTGCACAAAAGACATTGCCGCGACAGGCGATGTTAAGGCGGGGGCAATCAGCCTGACCAAGCACAAGCACCCTGTAAGCGCTGCCCCCGGCACCACAGACGCCCCGGAATAAGTTATGGATATTGCAATAGCGTGGGACGTAACCCGCGCAGCAGGCGACTGGGTCATCAAAGACGGTGACCTGGCGCTTGATAGCTCACTGCGCTCTGCGGTGCTTGTTAGCCTGTTTACAGACCGCGTGGCCCCAGAAACTTTGAGCGCTCAAGACACAGCCGTAGGTCTCTCACCGGCATCTGGCGCGGCGGGAGGAAAAGCGGAAGACATACGCGGCTGGTGGGCTGACGCTTGGGCAGACCAGCCCATAGGATCACGCCTGTGGCAGCTCCAGCGGGCCATTAAATCTGGGCAGGCCAGCCTACCGCGTGAGATAGAGGCTATTTGTTACGAGGCCCTGCAATGGCTGGTTGATGATGGCGTAGCCCAGAGCGTGGTTGTTGCCGCTCAATTCAGCGCCACCAACCGGCAAGCCATAGAATTTAGCGTCACAGTGCAGGAACCGGGTCGCAATACCCCGCAAGTATTCTTGTTCTCGTGGGCATGGGAGGGGCTATAATGCCATACGCACGGCCAACACTCACCCAACTACGCCAGCAAGCCCTGCAAGACGTGCTTGATGGGGGCATCACAAACGTCTCTGCGGTTCTGCGTTTTTCAGTAATTTCTGTCATCTGCTACGCGCTGGCAGGCCTTTCATACCTCCATTATGGCTATCTGGACTGGATAGCTAAACAAGCGGTGCCCTGGACAGCAACAGATGAATACTTGGCTGGCTGGGCCGCGTTTAAAGGGATATACCGCAAAGATGCAAGCGTGGCTTCTGGCACGGTGTCTTTCACTGTAACCGGTACAGGCACAATCCCGGCCGGAACAGGGGTTGCTTTGGCGGGCGGTCTGCTTGCAAACACGACAGCAGAAAGCACAACCGATAACGGTATTTCTACTGCGCCGGCAACATGCACAACAGCCGGGGCCGCAGGCAATGTGGCTGTGGGCAGTGTCGCTACACTTTCAAGCCCTGTGCCCGGCATTCAAACCGTGGGACAGGTGGCAACATCTTTTACCGGCGGGTCTGATATTGAAGAAGAAGAAGACTTCCGCTCCCGCATGCTTGTTGCATGGCAAACAGATGCTGCTAACGGAAAATATCAGGACTATATTGATTGGGCTTTGGCTGTACCCGGCATTACCCGTGCATGGGGCAACCCACTGGGCTTTGGGGCCGGTACGGTAGTTGTGTATGTCATGCTTGATAACGCTAATACGGCAAGCAATGGCTTTCCAGTTGGCACAAACGGGGCCAGAGCGGGTGATACCCGCTATACTACCGCAACAGGAGATCAACTCACGGTTGCTAATGCGCTGTTTCCGTCTCAGCCAGTAGATGCCTTGGTTATTATCTGCGCCCCTGTAGCCCAATCAGTCGATTTTTCAATTACAGACCTTGGCACAGACAATACAGCCGCCAATCAGGCCCAAATTAAAGAGGCTCTGGCTGATATGTTCCGCCGCCTCTCTGCCCCTGGCGGCACAATCCACCCCAATAACTGGGAAGAAGCCCTGTCAGCCCTCAATCTCAGCACCTTCAGTGTGTCTGAACCTACGGGGCCAGTTACGGGTGCCAATGCTGCTGCCATGCCAGTGCTCGGCACCATCACCTTCGAGAGCTGACATGCCGCCAGTCTTTACCAAAGATATGTTTCGGTCGGCCTTCATGAGCCTGCTGCCCACCGGGCCGATCTGGCCTCGGGGCGAGGGGAGTGCTCTTTACAAGATTAGTGACGCATGGGCTGCCAGTTTTGCACGTAGCTCTGACCGGGCGGGTAATCTGCTGGATGATGCGTTTCCCACCAGTACAACAGAACTGTTGCCTGAGTGGGAGGCAACACTTGGGCTGCCAGATCCGTGCGCTGGAGTGAACCCCAGCATTGCGCAACGGCGGGCACAGGTTGTGGCCCGACTGACCGATACCAATGGTTGCTCTGTCCCGTATTTCATCGCTTTTGCTAAAGCTCTTGGCTACGACATCACCATAACGCAGTTTACTCCCCGGCGCTTTGGGGCACGCTTTGGCACACCATTTGGAGGTGATGCCTGGGCCTACGCATGGCAGGTCAATGCCCCCCAGTTTACAATCAACCGGCTGAAGTTCGGCGACAGCTTCGGGCAGCCTTGGGCGCAGTGGAGCAACAATATTCTTCAGTGCGAGCTGAAGGCCCGCGCCCCAGCCCATACAATCCTTTTATTCAATTACGGGAACTGACATGGATCTGCTGATCGCGACAAACACAGTAGCACAGGAGCAGGCGGATAAAGCACCCGCCTCCGGCACGCCCGGGTGGGCCACGGACGGGAACCCTGCTACCGGCCAATTGGCAACTGACGCCCCCGCCTGGCACTACAATATGATGATGTCGGAATTGATTGCCGTCATCAAAGCAGCGGGCATTACTCCAAGCAACGCAGACTGGTCGCAGGTCCTTAAGGCAATGCAGACCATTTTTTCGCCCGCTCAGTATGGGGTTGCACCATTCAGTGCATCACTGGCGCAGTTGATTGGTGGTTACCCGTTAGGTGCTATCGCATTCGATGCAGTAGGCAATTATTGGCGGTCTACCAAGGATGAAAACCTGACCGTGCCAGGTGCTGAGAATGCAAACTGGGTTATTTTTTCCGGCGGCTTCACCCCAGTCCAGCAGGGCGGTGGTCCGAACCAGACGGCGGGAAAAATCTGCATTGGCGAGGATTCAACTGGAATCGGGGGCATCCGCTACGCGCTGATGAACGGATCCGCCCTGACCGATCAGGGTTTTATCCTGCGGTCCTACGCGCCCAACCCGGCTGTGGGCGATACGGCGTTTACGAACATCTATTACGCGGGCGGCGTCGGGCACGTCTGGGCTGCAATCAGCGATAGCATTTACGGGTCGCTCGCGTGGTATTCAGATGTGACCAACTTGGGGAAAACCGTAGCCACCATGGTTTCCGGTGTGCCGCAGGTCAGCACGGATGCGCAGGGCATAAAGCTGGTTCAGGCTGCTGGATCGACCTCACCAGACGGTACGTCGCGGCCGCAGTTTTACTATAACGGCGGCAACGTGTTCCTAGCGACTGAAGTTGACGTGGCAACGCTGTCCAGCCGCCTGACCAGTGAAATTACCACTAGGTCAGATCAGGTGTCCGACCTGAACACGCAGGTAGGCAACCGGATCGTGGGGCTGGCGGGCAGCGGCTTCATCACCGTGCAGAGTCTGGTGGTGGATCAGACCAGCCAGAACCTGACGCTAAACCTCGGCAATGGGGTCGTGGCGCAGGGATATGCGCAGGTGCAGACCGGGGTAATCAATCAAGACCCCATATTCGGCTGGTGGGAAAAAACACGGCTCCCCACTGGGGCTTGGCTGTTGAAACAGTACATCACCTGCGCATCGTGGGCAGGCAATGCGGCAGTTAAATTCCCAATCGCCTACGCGTCACCGCCCCAGATCAACATCACGACATCCGACGATAACGGGAGCTCCGGCCTGCACAAAAGCACTTATGCCAATTACGTCAGGGGCAGCCTGACTGCGGTGGGTTTGACGCTGGACGTCTGGTTTCGGGATACCAGCGGCAATTTTCAACAATCGGCAACATTCGACGGGAACATTACCGCTGTTGGCGTAGTGAATTCATAAGGAAACAATCATGACCGACGTCAGCACCACCTCGACGGCCACTGCCGCAGCGACCACCCAGAATTACATACTCTACCGCACGACTGCGCGCATGTACCAGCCGGGTTACGGCTACAACGCAGGCGATACGCCCGGAGTCCCGGCAGCACAGGTTTCGACTGCTGCGGGCACGGTTATTGCCACGCAACAGCTCTCCAGCCTGACCGGCGTGACGGCACCCGCAGGGTTTGCCTACGCGCTGGATACAGAGGGGAAATACCCGGTGGGTAGTATTTATACGCCGACTGCTGCCGCAACATCCTGATCGTCCCCGACCGCCAGCACCTACCCTACCGCCCTCTGAGGCGGTTTTTTTTATGCTTAGGAGCATTATGAACCCGACCCAGAGCGGTGGCGCACATGCGCCTGATGATGAACTACGCCCTGTTGTTATGCAGCACACAAAAGATATTGCTGCCCTACAACAAGACGTAGGCGAAATCAGGCGCAGCCAAGGGGCTATGAGTGACGCCATGATTGCTATGCGGTCTGAGGCAGCCCAGTGGCGCACTAATAACGACCAGAAAACAGCCTTACTTCAAAACTCTATTTCTGATCTGGCTCGCGAAATTGCTGTGCGTAATGGCGTAGATCAAGAGCGCAACCGACAATCTAACGAGCGCACGCAAGCCCTAAAACGTCTGTCTACATGGATCGGCATTTTATGCACGGTTCTGGGGCTTATCGGCACCACGCTGTTTTCGTCCCAAACGTTTGATACCGCCGTGTGGGGCTATTTTCATACACACCCAAAATTGGAAAGCCAGAGCAATGCTCTTGATAAATAATCCCGTGCAGGCTGCGGCCCGTACAGCATGGGGCGAAGCGCGGGGGGAGGGGCCACGTGGCCTGCAAGCTGTGCTGAACGTGATTGGCAACCGCGCCAAAACACCAGGCTGGTGGGGGCACGGAATTGCTGATGTATGCCAAAAACCCGCACAATTTAGCTGCTGGAATACAGCAGACCCCAACCGCGCAAAGTTACTAGCAGTAGGGGAAGAAGACCCTCAATTTCGCCAAGCCATAACGTTGGCCGGGTGTTTGCTGGCAGACCATTTGCCAGACCTAACCAACGGTGCAGACCACTATTTTGACCGGCGCGGCCCTGTGCCCACTTGGGCAAAAGGCAAGGTAGCCTGCACCATTATTGGCCATCATGCTTTTTATAGGCTCGGGCTAAGGGGAGATGCCACGTAATGGCAGAAACACCCAAAAAAACTGTTGCGCTTAATGCGGCAAAAATTGGCGGCATTGCGGCTTTTGTCCCTCTAGTACTCAACACGCTGCCAGAACCATACGGCTCCATTATTTCATGCGTCATCATTGCCTGCGGTGCTATTCAGGCCGCTGTACCTGCGCCGGCAACGGGTAGCTACTGGGTGCTGCCTTACCGTGTCATGTCTGTGGTGGCCTTAAATATTGGTTGGGCCATTAATCACGTAGCGGGCCGCGTTAATTCGTCCCAAGGGCCGGTAGCGCACGATAGCAAGCCTCCAACACCCCCTACGTGACTGCACGGGCCACCTCAAACGCTCCTGCTACTCCAGCCACAAAGCATTCCGCACATCATCACGCTGCCCCCAGAGGCGGCTTTTTTTATGGAAAAAGCACACATGCAAGAACTTCAATCTGTTACCGCGCTTGAAGGCCTCGTTTCTCAAATTGCAGGTAAGCACGAAAGTGCTGAGGTAAAAGCAGACCTTGCCTTGGCTGGCACCGCCGTAGGCCTATTGGCCCAAACCTTGGTACCCCGCCTTGACCCCGCACTTGACCTTGCGGGTTTTGATGCCGCCCTGAGCGACATTTTCTCCGGCATCACCAAGCTGGCCTTGCTCACTGCCCCCACCAGTTACACTGCGCAGCCCACCCTAAGCGCGACAGAGGCCACGGCTACTCAGCCCACGGCCTAATGCCACGCCCCGTTGCCACCGCAGCGGGGCTTTTTCTTGTTTCAATCATTTTCGTGGTGTCACGAAAATGATCTTTCGGATCGAACTCTATGTCTAAAATTTCCCGCCGTAGCCTTATGCGCACATCTTCACTCGGCCTTGGTCTCGCACTGCTTACCGCCTGCACCGTCACAACCCAGAATGGTGTTACGACCATCACGCTGGACGTAACAAAAATCAAAAACTACGGGCAAGCAGGCCTAAATGCCGCCGCTACCGTGGGTAGTTTTTTGGGTGGTTTCCCAACGCTGGTGCCATATGCCGCTGCAATTGAGCTGGCAGATACAGCCCTGTCTGGTGCCCTAACGGCATTTTCTAGCGCAGCAGGCAGCACGCTCGTTATCACTTATAACGATGCAAGCTGGAAAACGCGCATTGATAGTGTTCTGGCAGACCTCAATAAGGTTGCTTCGGCTATTGAGGGCGCTATTTCCGGTTCTGGCTCTGTGCTGTCTGCCAAGGTGCTGGCAGAGGCCAAAACTTACAAAAATGCTCTGGCCACAATCATCAGCGTTTTTCAGGCATTGCTCGGCGTGTCTGATGCTCCAGCCCAAGCCAGCACGGCTATGATCCGCACAGGTGCTCCGCACCCAGTAACCGGCATGACAGAGGCGCAGGCACTCAAGGTTCTGGGCGTATGATTAGCCTAGCGCTAGGTGCCACAGCAGTTTCTGGCTTGGCTCTAGGATTTTTGGGCGGCGTTGTTTTCTATGCATATGCAGCGAGTAATTCTCTATGATGAGTGTTGAAATAATTGCCGCCGGTGTGCTTGGGCTAGTGGTCGGTTTTGTTGCCGGCGTTTTCTGGCTATTGCGCTATGGCCAGCCGATGTGATGCACGATTTAACTGTGTTCCTGCTGGGTGGCTGTTCGTTTATGGCAGCCACCGGCATTGCCCTCTTTCTTAACCGTGGAGGGCGTAAAAATGACCCGTTTGGCTAGTTTGCGCATTTTTGCAAGTTTGGCTCTGCTTTGTGTTGGTGGGTGCTCTTCTCTGCCCACACGGGCACGGCAAGACCTTCTTGGTCTACCACGTTCAGACCTAATTGCCTGCGCTGGCGTGCCAGATAACCGCGAAACTCTGCCAGATGGTGAGGTGCTGCAATGGCGGCAAGATGCCCAAGTGCAGGGGCCTCTCACACTCAAGACTCCGTTTGCTTTCGAGCTGGACGTGGGCGGGCACGGCACCTGCCATTTTGTGGCCCGTCTACAGCAAGGGCGCGTGGTACAAATTGATTACACCGGCCCCAGTGCAACGCTGGCAGGCCCCTACGCCGCATGCAGCCCGCTAGTGCAGGCCTGCGAGAAACGGATAGCGCCGTGATGCAAAGAAAGCTTGGCTGTAAGCCAGCCAAAACGCTGCCCAACCAGCCGCGCCTTTCTGGCCTGCGTATGATGGCACGCAAAGCCCCGGCCCGATTGGTGAGAGACCACATAAACCCGGCCCCACTCATGCTCGGTAACGACCAATTAGGTAACTGCACCAGTGTAGGAATCGCCAACCACCTACGCGCCACGGCAGCGTTAGGGGGTGCCAGATAGACGTCTGCACCGGCGATGCCGTGCGGTTCTATTCTGAAAGCACTGGCTACAATCCAGCTGCGCCAGGTTCTGACCAGGGCGGAATAGAGGTTGACGTGCTGACCGTAGCCAGCCGCACTGGTTACACGCTCGATAACGGCTGGTCATATACCCCGCTCTGGGGCAGCGCAGACCCGCAAGACCGGAATGCTCTGGCATTGATAACGGCAGGCATGGGCGCAGCATACCTAGGCGTACAGCTCACACAGGCAGACCAAAGCACAGGCCTATGGGACACCGGCCAACCGGGTGAAAACACACTATGGGGTGGCCACTGCCTGCTGCTATGGGATTATACTGGCCTAGCTGACGACGACACCGTTACTCTACTAACTTGGGGCACGAAGCAAAAAGCCACATGGCGCTGGTTGAGAGAACGGGTAGCTGAAGCACACGGGTTGCTCTGGCCGCAGTTAATCCTTCCTAGTGGATTATACCCAACTGGTGACGATGTTCAGCGCTTAAAATTTAACAATGAGCTTTTCAATCATTAGTCAGCAATGGGGGGGGGAGACGGAACGTCCGGTTTTGAGCACCAAGAAGGTATCTTCTGCCGTTCGTTCAAATACGTGTGGCGACCGCTGCGCGTTTCATCCCGGTCGCTGAGTCTCTAGGGGCGACGGCCCGGAAGCGGAAATAACATGATAGCCTTCACCGCAGGGATTGTGCAGGCTTTATGACTAACCGGTAGACCGAAGGGCTGCCAGAACATCCGTTAACCCGCCAATACGCTCCGCCACCTCCAAACCGCTCAGAATACCAGATGCATATGTTGATCCTGGCTTCACGATTTTCTTGAGATCGTCAATTCGTGCAAACTGCCCCTGCAAGTTTAGACGATCATTGCTCCATTCAACAACTTCACTCGAAGTGATCCATTCTGGAATTTTCTCTTTGAATATGTTGAGATCAGCAAAGAAATTTGCGCCAGTGAAGCCGCCTTTCTTACCCGAAGACTCAGCGAGGTAAGCTTTTGTGAAAGCAAAATTTGCTTGCAGTTCTCGTACCATTCCGAAGTTAGGTCGAACTTCGGCGGCCTCTCTGACTGCCTGCTCAGCACTTATGGTGCCTTCTTTGAGACGATTAAGAATTGATCCCGTTATTCCAGTTTTATGGTTCTTAGGAGGCTGTGGACCAGTCATCCTAAACCCGACTGCCAAAACAGCCCTTGCCCCCGGCAATCCGACTTCATTTTCAAATGCGTTTATCTCAGTAAATAGCTTCCAGCTCCGAACAAGAAAGTCATAGGTCACGGAAGAGCTTCGCATAGAAAGATCTCTAAACAGAACAGCTCCATCATTCATCACAAGGCTTGGAAAATTTCGACTACTGTTATCAGAAACAATTCGGTGGAAGTTTGCCAGTCGCTCCATAGCCTCCTTGGTCTCTGGCTGAAGTGGGTTGAATTGGGCTTTTGCCAACATCGCCCCGTAGCCTAGCAAATCGATCCAGCATATAGCGGACACTTGAATGGGAAAGGTCACACCTTTCCGAACGCGGGGGTGTGTTTTGATTTTAGGCATTCACGATTCGATCATAGTTTCACATGCACTGCTAGACGAGTTTTGCAGCATTGGCAAAGCAGGCGAGTGCGGCCTGTCTGCTTTGTTTGCAAACTGGTCAGGGGGGAGCAATGCTCTCCCCCGTGAACCCCTTCTTGATGTCAGAATTGGGGGGGAAACGGACTGTCGGCTTTGCGGCCCAAACTCTTGGGAGCGGACGTCTGCGCCAATCCCGGAGCGGTTCAGTGCGCTATGTGGTCGGTGACCTTAACGCATACGCCGTAGAGCTATCAGCGCGCGATGACGGCATCTTCCGCCCCCCCGCGCGATCGCTCTATTGCCCGAGTATAGGTTCCAACCTATATGGGGTGGAAGGGGCAAAAAGCCTGAGTCCCGCAAAAAAGGCAGATGATATGGGCCATAGCCTGAGCGACATTATCACCGCGCTTCCTCCCGAAGAGCAAACGGTCATCGACGCCAACTGTCAGGATATGAAGCAAACAGTGGAAGGCCTGCGCGAGCTGCGACAGATTGCAGGCAAGGCCCAGACGGAGATCGCTTCTACCCTCAATATCAAGCAGCCTTCGGTTTCTCAGATTGAGCAACAGACTGATATGTATCTCTCCACGCTTCGCAGCTATGTTGAAGCGGTGGGAGGAGAACTTCAGCTGATGGTCAAGTTGCCGCAAAGGGCCGCCTTGCGGATTCACCAACTCGGAGATGCCGGTGTTTCCCCGCACGCGGCAGCCCGTAGCATTGCGCAGATCGGCGGTCGCCGTGGGCGCTAGTTATCCAACGAGGATCATCCTGGCGTTTCGAAGCGGCGGCGTCTGTGCCTTCCCGAAGTGCGGCAAGCATCTCACCTACGATGCTCAGGTGGGAGACGACACCTATGTCGGCGAGGCGGCGCACATCCGTGGCGAGAAACTGACCGCAGCCCGTTATGACGCCTCGATGACCGATGAGGAGCGCGATAACGTTCGAAACCTCATCTATCTTTGCACCGATCACCACACGATCATCGACAAGGTCGAGGCCGATTGGCCGACCGCGACCCTACTGCAACTGAAGGAAAGCCACGAAAAGCAGGTCCGCCAAACCATGGAAGAGGCCTTCGCGGACGTCGCCTTTCCCGAATTGCAGAACGCCGTGTCCTGGGTTGCGAGCCAAGCGCCGGCCCCGAACGGCTCTTTTGATCTCCTCGCGCCCGACGAGAAGATCAAAAAGAACGCGCTCTCGAATGGATCTCGCCACATCATCGCTGCCGGCCTGACCTCGCGAACCACTGTTGGCGATTATGTCGAGGCCGAAGCGCAGCTCGATCCCGATTTTCCCGAGCGGTTAAAGGCCGGCTTCCTCGAAGAATATTATGCTCGCCGGAAAGAGGGCCATAAGGGCGACGAGCTTTTCGAGTTGATGTGTGCCTTTGCCCAGCGCGGTCTGCGTCGACAAGCTGACAAGACCGCAGGCATTGCCGTTCTGATCTATCTCTTCGAAATTTGCGACGTGTTTGAGAAATGA